TAATAACTTTAAATTCCAAAAGAAAAATAATTATAGGAGAATGATTATGTCTAAATTATTAAAAGAAGCTATTGCAGATGCTGGGTTAGTTCGTGAAACTGCTCTTGCAAACGCTAAGTTAGCTCTTGAAGAAGCATTTACTCCTACTATTCAATCAATGTTATCTAAAAAGATACAGTCAGAAGTTGAAGGTGACGAAGACGAAGTGGCTGTTGAAGATGAAGAGGCAGGTGAAGAAGAAGTAGGTGGTGAAGAAGGCGGATCAGATGTACCAGCTGAACTTGATATTCCTGCAGATGAAACAGAAGAAATTCCAGCAGAAGATGCTGAAGTTGCTGATGATGAAATTGCAGTTGAAGATGAAGAAGGTGGTGAAGAAGTTGCTCCAGAAGTTGAAGTCGAAGATGATGACGATGACGATGACGATGATGAAATCGATGACGGAGAAGAAGCAGGTGAAGATCTAGATCTTGAAGCTATTTTAAGAGAACTTGAAGATGGTATAGAAGATGAAGAAGAAGTAACTGAAAACGAAGGTGGAGAAGTTGAATCTGGTGTTTCTGATGAAGATGAAGTTAGTGAAACTATTAATGTTAATGGTCAAACTTACGCTCTTGTTAAAGAAGAAGAAGATGAAGACGGAGAAGAAGTTACTGAATCTGAAGATGGTATGGAAGGTGAATCTGAAAAACTTGACGATCTTAAAGAAGAAGATGGTGAAGGTGAAGAGGAACTTGATTTAGAATCTGTTCTTAAAGCTTTATCTGAAGAAGATGAAGAAGAAGTAACAGAATCTGAAGATGGTTACGAAGGCGAAACTGAAAAACTTGATGACTTAAAAGAATCTTTAAAAGAACATCAAGATGTGATTAGAAAATTAAGAAGCGAATTAAATGAAATTAATTTATTAAATGCTAAATTATTATTTACAAATAAATTATTCAAATCATTTGATTTAGACAATTCTGGAAAACTTCGTGTTGTAGAAATGTTTGATAGAACGAAAAATCTTCGTGAAATTAAACTTGTTTATGCAACATTACAAGAATCTTTCAGAAATGGAAAAGTTAAAAAAGTTTCTAAAATCACAGAAGGTTTGGCTTCTAAACCAGTAGCATCTACAAAATCATCTAAAAAAGTAGTATCTGATGGTGACGCATTTGCAAATAGATTAAAGAAATTAGCAGGTATTAAGTAATTTTAAACAATTAAAAACATTATAGGAGAAAAATAATGGGAAATATGAAAAACTTATCCAATATTATGGAAGGTTATAGCCCTTACAAAGAACTCCGCGAACAAACAAAAGGTCTTGTTAAAAAATGGGAATCAACAGGTTTGTTAGAGGGATTGAATAGTGAATCAGAAGTTCACGGAATGTCAGTTCTTCTTGAAAACCAAGCAAGACAACTTATTGATGAAAGCTCAAAGGCTGGTACTGATACTAATTCAGAACAATGGTCTGGTGTAGCACTTCCATTAGTAAGAAAAGTATTTGGTGAAATCGCAGCAAAGGACTTTGTAAGTGTTCAACCTATGAATCTACCTTCTGGTCTTGTGTTCTATTTAGAATTTAAATATGGAACAGCACAAGCAGGACATACAAAAGGTAATTCGGTATTTGGAACAACTGATACAGCAGACACAGACGCCACTGGTGGTTTATATGGTGCTGGTGCATTCGGTTATTCAATTAACGATGTAGATAACTTGAACGGAAATTCACAGACACTTGAAGCTTGTACTTCAGCTTCATTGTCAGATGTTAACTTTGACCCTGAACTATCTGCTTCAGTAGCAGCTGGTACATTGAAAAAAGTTACAATTAAAGCATCTGAATTACCAAAAGCTGATTTAGAAGGTGTTAGAGGATTTGAAATATCAGGTAGTAAATTTAACGCTGCTGGTACTTACTATCCAGCATATACTAAATCTGATACTTCTGGTAATGCAATCTTTATCGTTGAAGGTTCAGCAGCTGGTGTAGATGTAGCAAGTGTATTAGTTAAATACCACAAAGCACCTGAAGATAATTCAAGAGGTGATTTTGAAGATCAATTTACATCAGTTACAACAAGTGATTACGATGGTGGTGATGTTAAAGATATAGATATCCCAGAGATAGATATACAAATGACATCTAAACCAATCGTTGCAAAAACAAGAAAACTAAAAGCTGTATGGACACCTGAATTAGCTCAAGACTTAAACGCTTATCATAGTGTTGATGCTGAAGCTGAATTAACATCAATGTTATCTGAATATATTTCAATGGAAATAGATTTAGAAATTCTTGATATGTTAATCCAAAACACAGTAACAACAGATTATTGGTCAGCTAGAGTTGGTTATGAGTATGATTCAGCAATTAAATCAACAGTAGGTTCATCAACTGGTCAAACAACTGGTGGATTTGCTCTTGGTTCTGGTGATGGTGCTCCAATGGCTTATCAAAAGTCTTCTTGGTTTGAAACACTTGGTGTTAAGATTCAAAAAGTATCTAATAAAATACATCAAAAAACTATGAGAGGTGGTGCAAACTTCCTTGTTTGTGGTCCTGATGTAGCAACAATCATAGAATCTATTCCAGGATTTACTGCAGACACAGATGGTGATAAAAACAACTTCGCTATGGGTGTTCAAAAAGTAGGTTCATACGCTAATAGATTCCAAGTTTACAAAAATCCTTATATGAAAGAGAATGTAATTCTTATGGGATATAGAGGTAGTAACTTCCTTGAAACAGGAGCTGTTTACGCACCTTACATTCCATTGATTATGACTCCTCTTGTATACGATCCAGTAAACTTCACACCAAGAAAAGGCGTGATGACAAGATATGCTAAGAAAATCGTAAGACCAGAGTTTTATGGTAAAATTATCGTTGGTGACTTAAACTTTGTTTAATCATTTAGATGATTTTTAGAGTATAATGAAAAAGGGTGAGTTTTTCTCACCCTTTTTTGTGCTCAAACAACAATCTATAATAGATTTTTTAATAAAAGAGATATTTATAAATGGTAGATAATATATTAAAAATTTTTAAATAATTGATTTAATAAAGATATATGCTGGTTATTATTAGGAGATAAAAAGTATGGCGGCGATTACAAAGAAGCACAGTGAACTTTCAGGAAGTTCATTACACAACCCAAAGGGAATAGAAGTAGTACAACCATCTGCAACAGGAACGGTTTTAAAACTTGATGTTGATGGAAATAGAATTTTACCTGCTGTTGATGAACAGACAGACATTGGACAATTAACAACAGGTGAGTTTAGGAATATTTATATTTCAGGGGATGTATATAAACACGGAGATATTTATGCTGGTGGTAGTGGAATATCTGGTATATTCTCCCAACAAAGTCGTTTTTACGACAACGCCGATGGTGGAACTGATTACACACAAAGATGGGAAACAACTGGTAGTTTAAATATTACAGGTTCATTAAATGTAATGGGTGCTATTAGTGGAGCTATCAATGTTGATAATTTACAAACCGATGGTAATCTTCAAGTAGGTAATACTGTAACTGCAAGTGCATTTTATCTATCAGGGGAAAATGGTGGATATATTTTATCTGCTTCAAACGATTTCCCATATTCAGCATCATTATTTATGACTGGTTCTTCTGATAATATTTACAGAGAATTTGGAAATGTTGGTATAGGAACAAATAGTCCAAAGAGTAGATTACATATTGTAGGTAATGTAGATATTGATGGTGGTGATTTATTACTTGATAATAGTAAGTATGTTAGAAACGCTCAATACGGAGAACCAATATTTGTAGTAGCAAGTGGAAGTAATCGTTCAGTTTCACTTGGTTTAAGAGGTGGTTCGCCATCAATAGGTAAATACAATGTAATAATCGGTGATAGTGCAGGTGAAACTTTATCAGATGTAAATTCAAGAGGAAATACAATTATTGGATTTGAATCAGTTTATAAAGGTACTGGAATTGCAAATAGTACTATACTTGGATACAAGGCTGGTTATAATCTTATAGAAGGTGATTCTAATGTTCTTATTGGATATGAGGCTGGAAAGAATATATTTCACGGAGATAGTAATAAATTAATTATAGCAAATTCTGATACTGATGTACCAATTATTTATGGTAATTTTGATTCTAATAGAATTGGTATTAATACAAGAACTGGTTCTATTGAAGGTATTAATTCAAGATTTAGTTTAGTATTAGGAAAAGATCAAAATGGTACAGATGGTGGTGGATTATATTGTTACGGACAAATACAAACAGAAGAATTATTATATATTAAATCAGATATATCAAGTAGTCATCAAATATCATCTAATTATGGGTTCTCCCAATGGACAAATAGACATACTGGTTTGTTCTTCCCAACTAATGACAGAGTTAAGATAAACGCGGATAATGTAAATTATATTAATATGGATAGTACTGGACTTGATTTGGGTGAGGCAACTACACCTACACAAATATCTGGTTCAATCGTATCAATCCAATCATCAGAAAATGCTTTAGTTGGTATTGGAACAAAGACACCAACACATAAATTAACCGTTATCGGTAATATAAGTGCAAGTAATCATATATCATCATCGGGTGGTATTTACACCGAAGGAGATGCTTGGTTAAAAAACAGAGTATGGTTAAAAGATGTTAGAAGTTCAGATGGTTCGGGTATTGTAATTAAGGGTGGTGATGTTAATATAACAGAAGGTAGAATGTTAAAAAATGGACTTGAGTATATTACATCGGAAAACACAGGAAGTTTCTTAACTGCAACTGGTTCTAATATATTTACTGGGTTATCACAGACATTTGTCGGAACGGAAGATTCATCTGATTCAAATCATTCAAAAGTTGCATTTAAAGTTTCTGGTTCAATAGATGTTAGTGGAGAATTTTTAAAGAATGGTTCTGCATTTTATGTTGTAGATGAACGAGGAACAATTTTAGGTGAACATACAGATTTCTTTACACCAATATCTTCATCAGAGAATACATTACTTGGTTTTCACGCAGGTGATGACTTACAAGCACAGACTCTTGGATTTGCAAGAGCTAATGTTATGGTTGGAGATGAAGCTGGACAAGGAGCAGCATATGCAAATAAAAATGTAGTAATTGGTGGTAAAGCTGGATATAATTTAGGAAATGGTAATTATAATGTATTAATCGGAGCTAATGTTAATGGTAATAGTGGTTCTTGGTCACACGGAGAAAATCGTTCAAATATAACAGGAAGTATTTTTATAGGACATAAGGCTGGATATTATTCAGTAGAAGATAATACTTTAATAATTGAAAATAGTGATTCTAAACAACCATTACTTTATGGACACTTTGCAACTTCATCAAATGGTCCAAAACTTGGTATAAATGTTCCAACTGGTTCACTTAGATCAACATTTACAGTTAGTGGTTCAGTAAGTGCAAGTGGTGATATTCATTTAGCAACACACGATAATACAGCAGCTGGAAACAAGGTTCTTATTGGACATACTACAGCTGTAAGTGGTTATCAATTACATTCAAAGGGAACACTTTCTACTGGGTGGAGACAAGAAAGTACAAGTGATAGTAATGATGTTGTTATATCATATAAACAACCTTCTTATGAGTGGCAAACAAGAGTTAGTTCAAATCAAGATTTTCAAATTATTGATAAAACAAGAAATGTAAATGTATTAAATATAGATAAGGATACTGGAAAGGTAGGATTAAATGGAATAACAAATCCATTGACAATATTACATCTATCTGCAAGTGGAAATGATGATGGTATAAGACTTGATAGAGTTGATGGTAAAAAATTAGTAGAAATACACCAACAAGATTCAGATGCAGCAAACATAAGAATGTATGATGGTAATGATTTAAAAACACAAATTACTTCAAATCCAACTTCAGATAATTATTTTAATGGAAATGAATTAGGAACAAAAGTTGGTATTGGTGAAGATTCTCCAACATCAGCATTACATATTTCAACATCTCTTTCAACACCAGCACTACATATTGTTTCAAAGGAATCACAAGGAATATTAATCGAAACAGATGAAGAAGCATATTCAAGTGGTGCTCAACTTAAAATCGTTAGTGGTAAAAACGAAGATTCTCATTTAGCGTCAGCCATAATAGAACTACACGAAAAAGATACTAATTCAAGAGCTGCTGGTGTATTAATTAATAATGGACAAGATAATCATAATTGGTTTATGGGAAGAGCATATGCTGGAACTAATTATGGATTTAGTATAGGACATTCAGGTGAAGCTGGTGGATATAAAAATAGTGGTTTCGACTCATCTATGCATCATCATAGTGCATCATTACACATCGGAAATGATGGAAGAATGGGATTTGCAGGAAAAGATGGATTATACGCTTCAACACCAACATCATCATTTGAATTTAAAGCAACAGATAACTTAATATTACCATATGGAACAACAGCACAAAGGGGTTTCGGTGATGATGATACGAAAATCAATACAGGTTCAGTAAGATTTAATACAGAATTAATTCAGTTTGAGGGATATGATGGAAATCATTGGGGAAGTCTTGGTGGTGTAATTGATGTAGATAGAGATACATATATTAAAGCAGAATCACCATTACCAAATACAGATAATGACCAGTTACATTTTGTTATAGCAGATTCTATGATGTTAGAAATGTCAGCAAGTCGTCCTGAAAACAATGATATTTCAAAAAATAGTATTAAGATAGCTCCAAATTCAGCGTCTGCATTCTATGGAAGGGAATTATTGCATGTTAGTGGTGGTAATGTTAGAATTGAACCAGATAATACAGATTATTATTCATTTGAAAATCCAACTGAAAGATTAGGATTAAAATTAGTTAATGGTAGTACTATTGTTGGTGGAATCGGAGCTTCATATTCTGAAAATCCAAAAGGATTAAGATTTGGTGTAGAAGACACGGATAAATCAGTTAATCTATTTACTGGTAAGGGTCAAGGTGGTGAATGGGATAATAGTCTTAATGTTTGGAGAAAGAAAATAACAGAAGTTCCTGGACAAGAAGATTTATTATTACAAGTAAGTAGTTCAGGTGATACATATGTAAGTAGATCATTAGGTATTGGAATAAAGGCAACTGATGAACATCAGTTGAATGTTAATGGTAATGCAAAAGTTGATGGAAAAGTTGATGTTACTGGTATCGTAACTGCATTAGAATATCATAAAACATTTACATCTTCTTCTATAGCATACGCAAGTGGTTCAAACAAACTTGGTGATTCACCAGATGATATTCACTCATTTTCTGGAAGTATCCATACTGCATTTTCTTCAAGTGATGCATTTGACATTGGTTCAGTTGAACCTATTAACTTTATGTTGGGATACAAAAAAGGTAATAATTATGGTAAAGTTGCACTTGGTATAGGAACAGAAAAACCTGGAAGAACTATTGCAGGACAATATAACGCTTGGAACGCAGGACATTCAGCAATACTTGAAGTATCTGGTTCTCATCCCGCTGTTATTATAAATTCTAACAAATCAGGTTCATTATGGTTTGGTAATAAAGATAATACTAATCCAGACCACTATATGTTCAGACAAACATTTAAAGATGGAACACTTGAATTTACACAAGTAAATGCAGACGGAACAAGTAATAAAATATTAAATGTATCTGCAAGTGGAAGAGTTGGTATTGGAACAACAAATCCAATAAGTCCATTACAAGTAGAAGGTGGTGATTCAGTAGCCATAGATGATTATATTCTTCATAATGGTGACAGAGATACAAAATTTGGATTCAATGGAGCTAATAAATTTAAAGTCAGAACTGGTGGTTCAGATAGAGTGTATGTTACTGATAATGGTATGGGTATTGGAATATCCGACCCACAACTATCAGATGGAGCTTTAAGTTTAGAAGTAGCAGGTGATATAAGTACAAGCAAAGCATTGAGAGCAGTTGGTGATTTAGAAATATATGACGGAGCAAGAAGATTAAAATATGATGTTTCTGCTGGAACATTAAATCACACCGGAGCAACATTAAAAATAAATCACGGAAATGGTGTAGATACTGAAGTTGATGGTGGAACTCTTTTTGTAGATGCAAGTGGTAATACCGTTGGACTTGGAACAAATTCACCTTCAACAACTGCTGGTATCGTATCAGATGCAGCTGGACATATGGTATTTAGTGGATATACTGAAAGTGATTATAGATTAGCGTGGCCAACAAGTGGTCCAGATTATTCTTCAAATTATATATCTTATAGAGATTGGAAAACTTCAGCAACTGCTGGAAAAAATATAACAAATAGTACAGGAAATATTAGATTTTCTTCACATTTAAGTGATTATGGATTAGTTATAAGTGGTTCAAGAGTTGGTATAGATTTCTCAAAAACAGCTGATAAACATCCAACTGCAGCACTTGATGTTAGACAAGATGGTGGAACTATTCCATATATTTACATATCTGGTTCTTCAAGTGGTCATATATTAGATGCAAAAATAAACAACGACCAAAGATTTAGAATTGATAATAGTGGTAATATTAAATTTGATGTTGGAAGTGCAATAGCTTCCATATATAATGTAGGTAATGGTGGATTATCATTAAGTAGTAATAGTAGTAATAAAACTTTACATATAACTCATACAGATAAAATTGGAATTGGAACTACAGCCCCAACAGATGAACTTCATATTAGTGGTGCGACAAAGCCTTGGTTACATTTAGATGGAGCAGGACACGCTGATTATAATGGAGCAGGAATTAAATTAACCGCCAGAGCATTAAGTGGAAGTGCTGGTACTGATGCTCCAACTCATACTAAACACACTTGGCATTCATTCCAACAAGCATTTAATATTGGAGCTGCAGCTGCTAACAACGACCCAAGAATATCTTGGCAACGAAGAAGTCTTGGACCAATAAGTGGTTCAGAATGGCAAGGACAAGTTTATTTCTATTCAGATAACGCTGGACACAAATGGCATTACGCTAAAACAAATGATGGTAGACTTCTAACAGAAGCTACTTCATCAGAAATGCCAACTGGAATGATTCTTTCAGCTTCTACTGGAAATCTTGGTGTCGGAAATACAAATCCACAAGAAAGATTGCATGTTCAAGGTAATATAACTGCAAGTGGAGCAATTAATTTAGGAGGAACAGTTAATACTCCAACAAGATTAGATGAAATTAGTCTTGGTATGTATCAGACATCTACAAATAAAGGACAATTAGAGGTTAAGAACCAAGAAGGATATATCAGATTAGGTACAAAAAATACTTCTTTTGGACATATTGAAACAGACAATGCAACATTTTATTTTAATAGGGGAATAGTTACTGATGGTGATATGTTTGGAAGTTATGGAAGTAATGATGTAACATTAAAAAGAGATGGTACAAGTGGAACAGCTGATAATCTAATAACTATTAAAAATGGTGAAACTACTTTTGTTAATGGTACTGTAGAAAAACTAAATTTAAGTTCAGTTGGAACTAAAATGGCACATAATGGTACTGAAAAAGTTGCAATTGGTGGAGTTTCTCCTGATGAAAAATTAGTTATTAAAACTCACGCCAATAATTATACTTTAAAAATTGGTGATAACGAAGGTGGAGCTCAATTAGCAGCTGGACTTAATATATCAGGTGATACTACTATGAGAATTGGTACTACCGCAAACTCTTCTATGTTGTTCTATACAAATGGTAATCCAAGAATTAGAGTTGATAATAGTGGTAAGATTGGTATTGGTAAAACAGCTGTTACACCACCAGAAGCTTTAACCGTAGAAGGTAATATATCTGCTAGTGGAGCTATAATAGCTGATCAATATATTATATCTTCATCTACAACTTATATGACAACATCTTATTCTGAAGGTAATACACAATTTGGTGATGACTTAACTGATACACATCAATTTACAGGAAGTTTAAATGTTTCTGCATCTAATTTCAGTATTACAAATGGTGGAAAAGTTGGTATAGGACTACATAATCCAACAAAGGAATTAGATGTCGTAGGTGGTATAAAGTTATCACAAGATTTATATATGGGAAGTAATAAGAAGATTACTTGGCAAAATGGAGATGCATCAATAACTGAAGGAATTGGTAATAGTAGTTATTCATTAGGATTTTCTACATATAATACAGCTGGTGATGACGCCGCTTCTAACACTCCACAATTAATTCTTGATAGTCAAATAGATGAAAGAGGTAAGATGTCTTACTTCTATGGTAATGTAAGTTCAAGTGGATTTATACATTCAGAAGGTAATATATCTGCAAGTGGTAATCTTGTAATAGATGGTGGATTGATAAGATCAAAAGCCAGTTATATGTCAATGTATTCACACGGAGGTGCTGGACTTAAAGTTAGAACAAGTGGACTTATAGTTAGTGGAAACTATAGTAATGGAACTACACAATTTACAAACCTTGATTCGGGAACACCAGTTGCCTCAGCATATTTTGGAAATTCAGTAGGAATAGCAGCAGACACAAGTGGAAAACTTGGTGTTGGTACTGTTACCCCAGATTATAAAACTGAAATAATGTCAAATACAGGACAACAATTAAAACTTTCATATGATGATAGTAACGGAGCAACATTCCGAGTAGGTTCAGCTGGTGATTTAACAATTGGAGCTGATGGTGGAGACATAAAATTAGAAGAAAGAACAGATATTGAATATAATGTAACAACTGGTGATGTGTTAGATGTTCATTCAAGTAATATAACTTCTGGAAGATGTATTGATGCACATTCCGATTCAACTGCTTGGACAACTGGAAATGTAATAACAGCTAGAATAAATGGTAATGCAGGAACTGGAATTAAAACTGGATTTAATGGAGAAGTATTAGGAACTTCAGATGAAAATAGAGCAGCTTTCCTTCACGCAGACGGAGGTACAAAAAATTATGCTTTATTAACTAATAGTGGTTCTGTTGGTTTTGGAGATTTAGCACCAACGGAAGCATTAGTAGTTAGGGGTAATATAAGTGCAAGTGGTAATCTTACATTAAATCCACAAGGTGATTCAGAATCAACACTTTATGTACATGGTCCTGTAACATCATCTCATATTCAGTTTCTTCCATTAGATGCAACTAATAAGATAATAGGTTCTACCAGAAAAACAACTGGAAGAGGATATGATGTTGCAATTGCAGGTGGTGTAGAAGTTTGGTCAACGGGTCCTGGATATTCTGGTGGTGATGTAGAAATAGATGGTGGTTGGGGTAAATTCAAAGACGGAGATGTATTATTACAAACAGATGCTACTAATGGTAAAGAAGCAAATGTTGGTATAGGTAGTGATTGTACAACACCAACACAAAAATTAGAAGTGAATGGTAACATAAGTTCAAGTGGTGATTTCTTAAATACAAGAAAAATAACAAAATCAAGTGAAAATGTAATAGTATTTGATTCATTCTATACTTCAAGTGTTGTAACAGCTGGACTCCACGCGAATGGTGAAGAAGTGGGATATGGTAGTGGAAAATATATTCTTGAAGTAACAAGTGGGTCTGGATTATATCAACAAGTTTATACATCGGAAGTCCTTGTAGCAAGTAGAGGTGAAGGAGAACCATTATTAACAGAATATGCTGTTTTAAATAGTTATGATGCAGGTTGGGTAAGAGTAGGAACTGAAAAATCAGATGATGGTAAGAAAGTAGAAATGTATATATCATCATCTTGGAATCCAATTGATATTAGATTTAGTAGGAAAATGATAACAAGAGATTAACAAAATTAATAATAACAATGAATAGTGGAGAGTGAAGCTATGTCAAAAGCAAGTAAAAAATTTAAAATAAAACACGGACTTATTGTAAGTGAAAGCGTTCTTTATACAGCAGTGGATAGAGTGGGTATCAATACAACAAGTCCACAAGTAGTTGGTTTAAACATTGATGGGGCTATAAGTTCAAGTGAAGGGTTTTATATACCTCCCAAAAAATATATTAGATTTGGCCAACTTTCTTCCCAACCAAATCAAGAAATAGCTTTCAGAGCAGTTGATGGTGCGTTTGAATTTAATAGTGGTTCAAATACAACAACTGGTGATATATTATTGACAATATCAAAAAGTGGTTACGATGGTTCTGGTAAAGATGCAAGAATAGGAATCGGAAAAACAAATCCCGCAACAAATTTAGATGTAGAAGGAAATATAAGTGCAAGTGGACATTATGGTATAGCACCTTCTAAAAAAATTATATTTAATCCTTCAAATTTAGCAAATGGAACTGGGAATAATTATATAGGTGAATCTGCTGGAAATATGTTCTATAATTCTGTGGGAGATATAAGAATAAGACCAGCTGGTCAAATAAAATTTGAATCAGAAAATGATTTAAGACTAACCTTATCGGGTAGTAATTTGAATATGGAAGGTAGTATTTCAGCAAGTAATGATATATCTGCAAGTGGAAATATAATAGCAAAAAGTTTAATTCTTGGTGGTAGTGGTGGAGCAGAAGGTTCATTGAACATAACAGGTGATTTAAGTGCTTCAGCTATTACTGCTTCTGGAACATTATATGCAAATGAAGGTGTATTTAATACTCTAACTATTCCAAGTGTTAATCTTAATGTAAATACTTTGAGTTCAAGTGGTTATGTATCCGCGAGTCTCATCGATGTTGATGGAAATATAATTGGTAGAAGTGGACTTCAATTAGATGGATTATCAACTCAAGGTTCTGAAAAGACAGCTCTTCTGATAAATGGTTCTAATATTGTTGGAACGAGAGAATTAGGTGATAACGCATTTAATTCAACAACTATTGGAACAACTACTAATTCATTAACTGCAGGAACTGGTGTTGATTTAAATTCAGGTACAACATTTGATGGTTCAGCTGCAAAAACAATAAATTTAGATATTACTGAAATTATAGGAGCTGGTGGTACTTTAAAGAGAGGAATATTAACTGATAATGAAGATGGAGTATTAGTAAGAAATACAACTACATTAGATAATAACGCTTTAATAGTTACTTCTATACCTATAAGTTCAAGTGGAAATATTATATTTGATGGTGATAGAGATATAAAAACTGCTGGTGAAGATAGTTTAACTATTATACCAGGAGCCAATCTTAATTTAGGAACATCACAAACAGACCATATCTATATGGGAAGACAAAGTGGTTGGAGTAGTGGAACTGTTACAATATATGGAAATTCTTCAACACCAGCATTACAAACAAAGGGTGGTAAAGTTGCAGTAGGAGGTACTCAAACTACAGACGCGGCACTTACGGTTACTAAAATAGCTGGAGAATCTGTTGCAATATCTGCAAGTGGTGATGTGCATGTTGAAGGTATTGTAATGGCAACTCAATATCAAAATACATATAACTCTTCATCAATATTATATTCATCGGGTGATACTACATTTGGTGATTCTACTGATGATATACATTCATTTACTGGTTCTCTTAATGTTTCTGGTAGTGGAAAAATAGCAGAATTTGGAACTACAGCGTTAGAAGACCAATATATTCAAATTCGTAAAAGTAATCAAGGTTCGTTAATGATAGGTATTGATAAATCACTTAATGATAATAAGGGTGGTGGTTTAATACAAGCTGGTTTAAATAAACCTCTTTACTTTGCACACGGTAATTCTACTTTCGGTGGTGTAACTCCATCTCTTGTTTTAAGTGGTTCAAAAATTGGATTAGGAGATGTTGATTTAACTGGACCATATGATATCCATCTTGGTGGTGATGTTAGTGCAAGTGGAAATATAAGTGCAGAACACTTAACTTCTATGGATGATGCTTATATAGCTGATATTATAAGAGTTGGAGGTAAGATTAAAGTTGGAGATGATATAACTTCTCCAACTTTTACTGAAATGTCTAATGCATCATTAACTGTCGTTGGTGATGTAAGTTCAAGTGGTAATATATATGTTGGACATAGAAGTAACGCAAAGTCAAAGATTATATTTGGTTCTGGAATTAACGATAATGTTGAAATTTATTCTGAAATAGATGGAACAGCAAGTTCATTAAATCTTATAGTAGATGATGATGGTTCAGATTCAATTAATATTAAGACAAAAGGATATTCCCAAGATAGAGTTGATGCTCGTGGAACTGTTAATCTTCAAGGAGGGATTCTTAATACTATTGTATCAAGTGGAAGTAATGATTCGTTATTACGATATCATATTCAATCTGAACACTCTGCTAGTGATGGTTCTGGTAGAACTTTCCATTCAAGACTTTCAATGGTGAATGATGGTAGGATAGGTATTGGAACAGCTGTTCCAGCATCATTATTAACCATAAATGGAACTGGTGGTAATACAAGTGGTTTAATGTTTGAAAATGCATATGATGATGTTAAAATGTATTTTACTGATAATAATAACGATAGTAACTTTTTAATAAGTTATGTTGGAACGGGTGGAGCTGAATTAGAATTACAAGCTGATGGTGATTTAATATTAGATGGAACTAATGGTGGAAATGTCGGTATCGGAACAACAAGTCCAGGTTATAAACTTACTGTAAATAGTGGAACAACAAATGAAATTGCTAGATTTGCTTCATCTGATAACGATGCACTAATTAGTGTTGGTGATAATGTTGATACAACATATTGGGGTATAGATGGATCAGCTAAACATATGTCACTTGGATTTGATAATGCTATGGGTTCAACAAATCTTAACATCTCATCAAGTGGTGAAGTTGGAATTGGTATTAATCCACACCCTGAAACTGAATTATCAGTAATGTCTAATCATACTCTTACAGATTTTATAGGTGATAATAAACAAGGAATACGATTAATAGGAAAATCTGATAATAATAATATAACTCAAATTGGATTTTCTGGAAGAGATTATCATACCTATCCAAGAAATTTAGCTGGAATTGGAGCACATTATAGTAATTATGGTACAAAATTATTATTTGGAACAACAGATGACTTCAATACAGGTATCAAATATATAGGTATGGTTGTAGATGAAAAAGGAAATGTTGGTATAAATCATACAAAAGGTAAAACTGATAGTTCATATTGGAATGATGGAACAGATTTAGCTACTGGATTAACAGTAGGTGGTAATATAAGTGCAAGTGGTGATATAAATTTATGGGGTACTCCTCAAGGTGATGGAACAGCATTTAAATCACAAATATTAGCAAAAAGTTCTATGTCTATTGATATAGATACTACTGCACAAAAAGGTTCGATAGATATTGGTACTAATACTCTTGGAAATAAGTATCTTAATATTGGAAGATATACAGAAGCAAACACAAATCAAGTAATTAGAATTGGTAGTAGTCAACTTACTAATCTTTATCATTCTAAAGGAAAAATTGGAATTGGTTATGTTCCAACTACCGATACCTTTTTCGATGTTGGTTTAAAGGGTTCAAATATGGTTATCCAAACACAAGATTCTAAACATCCAAGATTGTGGTTTTGGTCAAGTGCAGTTCAAGAAGATGGAACTACAAATGGTGGAGGTTCTGGAAGTGTTGGGTTAAATCAAGGTTCATATGATATGGAGATACAAGCAGGAAATGGTAAAGATATTAATATGATTGTTAATAGTAATTTCCCTCAAGCAGCAACTGGACCCAATTCTACTCAAACAGGAGATACTGCATTATCTGTTCTTTCTGATGGTTCTGTACAAACTGGACTTGGAAGTCACACAACCATAAAAGGACAACTTGGAATCCATTTTTCATCTATCCTTGATGATGTATATAGTAATTCATTTTGGGGTACAAATCATAGAGCAAGTTCATTATTTATTAATAATTCCAACTCACTACAAGGTGCATATTCAGCAGTTGATTTCAGAGTAAATAACGCAGATGGAAGAATAGCTTTTGTAAGAGATGTATCAGAAACAGGAAGATTTGAATTTATAACAGATGCTGGAGGTGGAAATACCAGACCAAGATCTTTATTTATGATACAAGATGCTGGGTTTGATGTTAATGGTATTAATACCTTATACAATGAAGTTAAAGTTCCTTCTGGAAGTTTAATAGTAGGAAATAATAGTGAAGCCAATGACGGTCACGGACTTATAATAAGTGGTAGTGGTGGAATTAAATTTGCAGAGGATATTGGAGCTGCACAAGGAGATATGAAAGGAAACAGAGTTATAGATTTTGGTAATAAAACTAAAATACAAACTCAATTAGAACAATTAGACATAACAATTGGTAATGAAGAAGTTATTGGTGGAAATGTAGAGGCCAATCCTCCTTCTGCCAATGCAAATTACATTTTTATACAACCAAGTAGATACGGAGATGGTGAAATATATTTAGGTGGATCTAATGGAAGTCCTAAACATAGAGTAGTTATAAATCCACCAGATAGTCATCATTCAAGTAATGATGGTAATAGATATCACGATGGATTTGCATTAAATGTTTATGGAGGTGGTGGTAATTTCAGAGAAGGACTTACTAATACTGGAAGTTTTAATCAACATAAAGGTAATATAACTTTAGCACAAGGTGATATAGTACTTCTACCTACAGCAAGTGGTGATACAAGTTATACTAAAATACACACAAAAAATAATTCAGGTTTCGGTAAAGGTATATGGATATTAGGTTCTGACGGCGTTACGGAAGAAGCTGGTGATGATTTTAAAGGTGGTGAAATTAAAATACAAACTGGTCAAGGTGTTGGAGATTATGATAATATATTATCAAACTTATATCTTTCATCTTCAAGAGTAGATATTGGACATACAGATGACAATAAACATACTATTACTGGAAGTATAAATGTTTCGCGTGGTATTACATCTTCATTTGCAAGTATAGGTGGTAATACTAATATCTCTGGAAAATTATATGTAGCTGACCATTCAACATTTGCATCACAAGAATGGGGTAAAAATTATGGAATAATATCAGCTAGTTCAGATGCAAGTAGTAACTATTCTGCAACTATATTTGGAACAGGTAATAATGGTTCTGCTCAGCGTGTTTGGGAAATATCTAATAATGGTGCAACAGCGGGAAGATTAATATTAAGAAGTACATCAACACCTAAAGTTGATTTAGGAAGTGGAAGAAGTAATTTTATTGACCCAGGTAGTTTTCCTGTGATTCTTGGTGGAACAACTGGAAACAACAATCATAGTAAAGTTCAAGCAATTGGTGATTTAATTACCACAGGAGATTTTTATTCTATTGGAAGTGGTTCATTCGGTGGTAATATAACTGGTAGTAAAGATTTAAATATAGGTGGAGCTATAACTGCAAGTTATGTAAGTTCAAGTGGAATAGTTAGAGGTTCAATCATTAAAGCTACTGATAATATACATATCAAATCTCCATCAGCTGCAACATTGACAATTGAAGGGAACAACAATGGTTGGGGTACTTCTTTACAACAAGATACTGACGGATGTTTTACAATAGAAAATTTCACTGGTGTTGATTCTAATTATTTGAACTCTGATATAGCATTTGCAACTAATAACAACTTTTCAATGCGTGGTTTTGATCAATCTGGTTCATTAGTAGTAGGTTCAGATACTATTCAAAATCACGGAACTGCTCAAGATAAAGATGTTACTGACAAGAGAGGACATAGATTACAAGTTTTTGGTGGTTTATGGGCAAATTCAAATATAAGTTCATCAACAGTAAGTGCTAGTAGATTAGTTCGTTCTGATAAACAAGTTATAGTAGGTGGATATGGATTCCCAGAAAATGGACAAGCAGCAGATAGAGAATATGGAAATAAAATAAGTTCTTCACTACAAGTTCGTTCTGGATTTTTAAGTGGTGATGTTTCTTCATCATATAACAATTATGGTATGGTTATACATAACCAAAGTAGTAATGAAGGAACATTTGCTGGTATTGGATTTTTAACTAATACAAATCAACCAGATATTAATCCAAATATGGTTTCAAATTATATAAGGTCAGTTAGAACATCTCAAGGTAGTGTAACACAGACTGAAGCTTCATTGAGATTTGGAACTGGTGAAGGTGCATTTGCAAATTATAAAGTTAATGATAGATTAGCTATTACACCTAAAGGTTGGGTAGGTATAGGAACAAATACTCCTGATCAATTTCTTCATATAGTATCTGAAAGTAATCCTCAACTTTTAATAGAAGAAAGCTCTACAAGATTTGTTAGATTGGGTGTAGAAGCTACAGATGATGATATGTGTCTTGGTTGGGACGATCAAGATGATATGCACTTTGGAGTATTTGGTAGTAGAACCGATGCGACAATAAATACTCATATGATTATTAAAGGTGCAACTGGAAAGGTGGGTGTCAATACAATTGACCCAATGGCAGACTTTCATACAGTCGGAACTATATCTGGAAGTGATATAAATTCTGCAGGTGATGTTGTAGCTTATTATTCATCAGATGAAAACTTAAAATATAATATTAAAACAATTGAAAATCCAATTGATAAAGTTCAACAATTAAGAGGTGTTAGATATAATTGGGGTAGTAATCAAACAACATATCCAGAAGGAACAAGTGATAGTGGAATCATAGCACAAGATGTTCAGAAAGTATTACCTGAATTAGTTAGAACAAATCATAATGGATATCTTGGTGTTAGACACGATAGATTGGTTGGGTTATTAATAGAATCTGTTAAGGAACAACAAAAACAGATTGATGAATTGAAAGACGAGGTTGAAAAATTAAAAGGGGATAGCTAATGCCTACCATCAGAAGAAATAATTTAAGTCTTGGTGATTTAGGTGCAGCCACTGGACAATATACAAAGGGTGGTTCTCTTCTGGCTGAGAGTGAATCAATCGCCAATTTCAGGCAGGACCCAATAGGTAATGCTGGAATTTCGTGTAGTCTTCATCGTTGTATTGGTGGGGACCCAAATGCAGCTTTAGCTTTTGGACAAAGAAATCCTGAAATAAAAATATCTGATTTTTATGCAGAAGTTTCTGGAGCAATAGATGGTATTGACGGAGATCCATCAAATACATTTTCACAGAGTTTGGTGGAAAGTAGAGAAGATGTGATTCTTGTTCAAGGTACTATAAGAGTCGTAACTGGGTCATTTAACTTTCAAAATACTGGTTCTTATTTTCATAAGATAGCTAATAGATGGCAAAATTTTGCAAAACAAGCCAATTCCACAGAAATTTGGAAAATAACAGATACAGATAATGATACAGGATTTAGTGGAAATACCTTCGCTGATTATGTAACATTTAATTCAGCTTCAGCAGCTGAATATAATGCACCTCTCAATGAATGGGATAATCAAGGGTACATATGTGGATTACAGTTTGTAGGTCCAGGTGGTTCTACTTCACATATCTATAATGGAGAACTTAGCGTATCATTTGTAGATGTTTTTAATTATGATTATAGAAAAAGAAATATATTTGAAGCAACGAGAGCTTATCCAACATATTCTCAATCAATGGTACTAACTCTCAAACGAAAAAGTCTTGGTGGTCCAGGTGGTGGATCTTAACATTTTTTTTCTAATCTATGTTACAATTTTTACTATTTATTAATATAAGGGTATAAATGGAGTTAATTAATGTCAGGAAAATATGATAATATAACATTTTGGAGTGGTAGTGGTGGAAGTATTCAAGGAGCCACACCATATGGATTTTACGATAATGATAGCGAATTTCAATCGGAAGGTCCAAAATTTGCAGATTGGTGTGCACAAAAACTTGGATATCCAGTAATTCAAATTGAATTACCTTCTGGTTCATTTTATGCTTGTTTTGAAGAGGCAATAACTGAATACTCATCGCATGTTAACCAATATAATATTAAAGAAAATATGTCAAAATTAGTAGGAGCTCCTACATCATCTAATTTTACACATCAATTAGTATCAGATTTAGGAAGAGCAATTACGGTTTCAGAATTTTATGGAGCTGAAGCAGGAGTTGGTGGAAAGGTTGATTGGAAACAGGGATATGTTAATGTTAAAAGTGGAAGTCAAGTATATGACTTGAATGAATGGGCACAAGTATCTGCAAGTGGAACTGATATAGAAATCAAAAGAGTATTCCACGAAGCTACACCTGCTATTACAAGATATTTTGACCCATATGTGGGAACTGGTTATGGGGCACAAAATATGTTTAGTGAATTTGGTTGGGGTAATATGACACCAGCAACTACATTTACTATGATGCCAATAAACGCAGATTTATTACGAATACAGGCAATTGAATTAAACGATCAAGTAAGAAAATCTGGATATACATTTGAATTAATAAATAATAAATTAAGAGTATTTCCTTTACCACAATCAAATTTCAGAATGTACTTTCAGTATATTCACACAGAAGATAGATGGAAAACCTTTGATGCATATGGTAGTGGAAGTGAGGGAGGACAGAAAAGTGTCCAATCGGATTTCTCAAATATTAGATATGACAATATGGCATATAAAGACATTAATGACCCTGGAAAACAATGGATAAGAAGATTTGGACTTGCACTTGTAAAAGAATTATTAGGTTTGATACGAAGTAAATATGGTTCTATTCCTATACCAGGAGCCGAAACTACATTAGATGGTGAAACTTTAAGAAGTGAAGCAATAGCAGAACAAGAAAGATTGATTACTCAATTAACAGAGATGTTAGAATTAGCTTCATCACAGGAAATAATGGAGTCAGAAGCAACAGAAGCGGATCATGCAATGGAACTCTTGAAAAAAGTTCCAACTAAAATTTATACAGGATAATAGCTATGTCAGGATTATATTGGGGAAACAGAGATTATGAAGTATTGGTTGAAAGACTAAACAGAGAGTTAATCGATGATGTGATTGGTACTTATGTTACGATTTATAGGATTAATCCTTCGGATACAGAGGTTAATTTATATGGAGAGTCTTCAATTAATACAGGAAAAGTTTATGAAAATGGTGTAAGAATGCCATCAATCATTGAACACGATGATTTAACATTTGAAACTAATGAATTTGGTCCTTCTTCTGACCAAGTTGTTAAATTTGCATTCCAAAGACAATATTTAACAAAAATGAATTTCCGTCCAGAAATTGGTGATATAGTAGAATGGAATTATGCATTTTTTGAGATTAATACAATTAATGAAAATTTATTAGTCGGTGGTAATACAGAATTAAATCACGATTTACAAGCAACTGCACATCTAACACGACTATCTAAATTAAATATTGATAATCAAATAAGAAGGGGAGCACATAGTGGCCAATAGATTAAAACCAACTGCACAAGAACTGAATAGTTTAGTGAATAAAGAAGAGGCTATTGAAAAGGTAGAAAATAGTCCTTTGATTACTACGGTTGCTCCACCTGACCCATCAACTAATGTAAATAGAGCGAATCAATTATCAAGAGGTGGTCCAGGAGCACCAGATGATAATACATCTAATATATCAATTGGACTATATGATATAGATGCTGCTATTATTCATTATTGGAAAGAAGTTATTAAACCACAAGTTAAGGAAGCTGGTGGAACTGATTTAATTGATGTTCCATTAATGTGGGGAAATCCTGAACGATGGAAATCAATGCAAGTTGATGGATTTGTTAGAGATAATAAAGGAAATCTTATTTTACCATTAGTTATGTTCAGAAGAACTGCTGTAGCAAGAGATGACCAAATGATGATAGATGATTTTAATAGAAATTTGGTATATGTAGCAGAAAAGAAATATACACAAAATTTTAGATACGATAACTTTTCAGTTCTTAATGGATATATTCCACCACAAGAACTTGTTACTACTGCAGTTCCAGATTTTATTACATTAAGTTATGAGTGTGTTATATGGACAGAATACACCGAACATATGAATCCATTGGTTGAAAAGGTAATTTATCACGATAAAAAGTATTGGGGTGAAGAGAACAGATTTAGATTTAGAACAACAACGGATAGTTGGGATGATGCTTCTGAACTAACGGCGGATAATGATAGAATGATTAAGACTAATTTTAATTTAACATTTCACGGATATTTAGTTCCAGAAACAATAAATGAACAAGTAAATACAGGTGTTGTTCAGACATTTGATCAAGTTGTTATAGAAGAAGGAGATACAACAACTGGTAAATCAACAATTATAGAAGAAGCAGACATAAATACTACAACAGATTAAAAAAAAAATAGTGTTTTTGAAATTTTTTTTATATTTATGTATATATGAATTTAATTTATTATAATAAACAAAAAACAATGGAGGTTTTATAATGGCAAATCCAATAAAATTCAAAGATGAAGATATTAAAGCATTAACCGATTTACGAAATGGTTATGTTACAACTCAAAATCAACTTGGTAGATTAGCAGTTCAAAAAGTACTTGCTGAACAACAATACGAAGCTCTATCTAATGCTGAAGATGAGTTGAAGAAAAATTATCTTTCATTAACACAACAAGAACAAGAATTAGTTCAAAAATACAATGAAAAATATGGTGTTGGAACGGTTAATATTGATACTGGTGAGTTTATTCCAGTAGAACAACCAGAAACTGAAGATACACCAGAACCTACTCCTACTGAAACTGAAAAAAAATAGTAAAAAAATAAAAAAACCTTATATTTAATCTATTTTAGAAATTTAATCTAATATTTATTAGTGAGAATTTATAAGCGTTTTTAAAGATTTTTCATTTTTTAACATTTTCAAACAATAGGAGAAATTCAATGGCAGAAAAAATAGTATCGCCGGGTGTATTTACGAGAGAGAAAGATTTATCGTTTTTACCACAAGGTGTCGCAGAAATTGGTGCTTGTGTAATAGGTGCCACTCGTAAGGGTCCTGCCTTTGTTCCTACTCTTTGTGATAGTATGGCCGACTTTGAAACAAAGTTTGGTGCAGTATGGGATGAAAGTTATGTTCCCTTTACTGTCCAACAATATATGAAAAGTGCTGGACAAGTTACTATCGTAAGGGTTCTTGGACAAAGAGGACACGAAATTAATAATCAAATAGGGTTTAGACTTGGAGATACCACAGCAGCAACTGGTTCAAGTAAATCATTTGATTTAACAGCTTGGGGTCCAAATGGTGGTCCAGGAAGAAAATTCTATCTTAAATATGGTGGTTTAACATATACATTTGAATCAGATCATTATCCGATATCAACTGATTCACCATCTTCAAGACAATGGTTTTTCGGAACTGGTTCAAGTGCAGCTAACGGTGTAGCATCAGCTTCACAGGAAATCAACGCAGCACAAACATTTGTAAAGGCAACAACTGATGGAGCTACATTAATATTAAGTGCAAGTGCAAAGGGAGCAAATGGTAATACTATAACATTCGCTTCTGGTTCAACAGAAAAAGGATTGATTGGTGAAACATTAGCAGGTGGTGTAGATTCAGTTGGTGGAACATTAGTTGCAGTTACTTCACCAGTTAAAGGTGAGGGAAGTGGTCCAGATGGAACAGATCAATACTCAGCCACATATGCAGATGGAACAGCAAATAATCAAGTTGCATTCTTAATAAATGATGACGGAGTAATTAAATCAACAATATCAGATGGTGATACAGCAGCATCAAGACATTTCACTTTAAGTTCAAGTGTAGATTTTAGTGTAGATGGAGCAGCAGCAAGTAAATTCCACGCTTATACTTGTTCATTTAAGGCAAGTGATTCAAATTCCTTAACTAATATTTTTGGTGAAGATAAAGATGGTAATCAACCTTGTTACTTATGGGTTAATTTTAAAGATAAAGCAAATGAGTTATCTGGTTCATCACCATCTCTTGAAAAAGTTAATTTGAATTTCCAAACTTCATATAAAGAAGCTTCAACACCAAGTATCTTATCACAAGATGGAGCAACACTATTTACAGTTAAAACTCTATCTCACGGAAATAATTCTAATGATGAATTGAAGATATCTATTAGTAATGTAAAATGGCCTGGGTCAGTTCCTGGTTCAGATTATGGTTCATTTAATCTTCAAGTTAGAAAATATTGGGATGGTAATTCTCCAGAGGGTGATTTAAGACCTATTATATTAGAACAATATAATAATGTATCACTTGACCCAGATTCACCTAACTATTTCCCAAGAGCTATTGGTGATAGATATGTTGAAGTTGATGATAATGGTAAATTGACATTACAAGGTGATTGGCCTAATAAATCTAAATATATTAGAGTTGATAACTATAAAGGAGCAGCTCCTTTAGTTAATCACATACCGTGGGGATTTTCAGCATACAAAGTTCCATTTGACGGTGAAACTTCTACAACAACAGCAATACCTACAATATCATTCGTGGAATCTCAAGAATCAGACAATCAGTTTAATTCAAGAGTTCATTTTGGTGTTGATTTTGGTAGTTATGATACAAGACAATATCATAAACCATTACCAACCTTAGCAGAGGCTGAAAACGCAACTGGTTCTAATATAGCATTTACATTAGAAGGTAAGACATCAGATGGTAAAACATTGAAATATGGTGACGCAGCTAATACACCAATTGGAGCAAGACAATTTAGTGTTGGATTTCAAGGTGGATATGATGGTTTTGCACCACAGAGAGTTGTTAAAATGGATGGAGATATCACAAATGGAAATACACAAGGTTGGGATTTAAGTGGTGTAGGAACAGACACAGATTACGCATCATTCAAGAAAGCTATAAACGCTATTAGTAATCCAGACGAATTTGACATCAATATGTTAGTAGTTCCTGGTGTAGATGCATTAAATCACTCATCTGTTACAACATACGCTAAGAATATGTGTGAAGATAGAGGTGATACTTTCTATATTATGGACTTATGTAATAAAGGAACTGGTATATCAACAGCTACTGGAACTGCAACTTCATTTGATACAAATTACGCAGCTACTTACTATCCTTGGGTCAGAATCCTTGATACATCAACAGGAAAACTTATCTGGGTTCCACCTTCAGTAGTAATGGCTGGTGTTATAGCATTTACTGATAAAGTATCTCACGAATGGTTCGCACCTGCTGGTTTATTAAGAGGTGGATTATCTGATGTGATAGAAGCTGAAACAAGATTAACACACGATGAAAGAGATGAACTTTATGAAAATAGAGTTAATCCAATCGCTACATTCCCTGGACAGGGTGTGGTTGTATGGGGACAAAAAACCTTACAAGGTAAACCATCAGCACTTGATAGAGTGAATGTAAGACGATTATTGATTAAACTTAAAAAGTTTATCGCTTCATCTACTAAATTCTTGGTATTTGAACAAAACACAGCAGCTACAAGAAATAGATTCCTTAATATAGTGAATCCATTCCTTGAACAAGTTCAACAAAATAGTGGTTTATCCGCATTTAAAGTAGTTATGGATGAAACAAATAATACTCCAGATATCGTAGATAGAAATATCTTATTTGGACAAATATACATTCAACCTACAAGAACGGCTGAGTTTATTATATTGGACTTCAATATTATGCCAACAGGAGCTACATTCCCTGAATAATAAATAAAGTACATATACTAAAAAACGAAGAAAGACTCCTCATTAATTTGGGGAGTCTTTTTTTTATCATTTTTTCAATTTTTGACGAAAAAAACTTTTTTGATGATATTTATTACCGAATGAGAAAGAAACACGAAGTTTTTTTAGTATAATTTGAAATTGGAGAAGAAATATGGCTCAAATATTAGACCCTACAGAAATAATGTTTACACCATTTGAACCTAAATTACAGAATAGGTTTATAATGTATGTAGAAGGTGTTCCAGCATATTTGATTAAGAAAGTTGCTAGACCAAGTATTACTTTTGAAGAAGTAACATTAGACCACATTAACATTCAAAGATATGTTAAAGGTAAAGGTGCTTGGCAAGATTTAGCAATTGAATTATATGACCCAGTTGTTCCTTCTGCTGCTCAAGCTTGTATGGAGTGGATAAGATTATCACACGAATCGGTAACTGGTAGAGATGGTTATTCTGATTTCTATAAGAAAGATGTTGTAATCAATGTTCTCGGTCCTGTTGGTGATAAAGTAGAAGAATGGACACTAAAAGGTACTTGGATTAAAGAAGCTACTTTTGGTGATATGGATTGGGCAACAAATGATGTTGTTGGTATTTCATTAACATTGAAATACGATTACGCAATCTTACAATACTAAACTACATTATTTAAGATTAATATTAAATTCCCTACTAACTATTTTCGGATAGATAGCAGGGAATTTTTTATTATAAGGTTTTTTTTATAAATGTTATATTTATGTATATAGAGATATGTACAAGGTTTTAACAATTGTTATATAGGAGATAAAACAATGGCAGAAGATAATAAAACTACACAAGCAACAGAAGATGTTGTAAATGAAGAAACTAAACCTAAATTTCCAACTGAAATAGTTGATTTACCGTCAAAGGGTTATTTTTATCCTTCAGACAATCCACTATCATCAGGTCAAGTTGAAATAAAATATATGACTGCGAAAGAGGAAGATATTCTTACATCTACTAATTTAATTAAAAAAGGTATTGTATTAGATAAACTATTACAATCTTTGATAGTATCCAAAATAGATTTTGGTTCTTTATTAGTTGGTGATAAGAATGCACTTATGGTAGCAGCTCGTATTCTTGGTTATGGTAAAGATTACAAGGTAGAGGTAAATTGTCCAGCCTGTAATGCAAAAAATGAAGATAATATTGATTTAACTCATTTAGAACATAAGGAACTTGATTGGTCTTCTTATGAAAAGGGTAAGAATGAATTTGAATTTACATTACCAGCATCAAATCGTCTGATTAAGTATAAACTATTAAATAGTAATGATGACAGAGCAATTGATGCTGAAATTAAAAGTTTGAAGAAATTTAATAAAGATGTAGATTCAGAGATTACTACACGATTAAAGCATGTTATTACTTCAATAGATGGTGAAACGGATAAAGGAAAAATTAGAAAATTCGTTGATGAAGAATTTCTTTCAAGAGATTCTCTCGCATTTAGAAATCACTTAACAGCCGCCACAGCTGATGTGGATATGAATTACTACTTTTCTTGTGCAGAATGTGCTCACGAGAAAGTAATGCCGATTCCTATGACCGTTGAGTTTTTTTGGCCTGCCGGCGTCAAGTAGGCCGGCTATTCACGAGGAAATCTTTACTCTGTTATATTATGGAAAAGGTGGATTCACTCATACAGAAGTCTATAATATGCCAGTTTACCTTCGTAGGTTTAACCTTAAATTACTTGAAAAAACGGTTAAACAAGAAAACGAAGCACAGAAGAAAAGTGCCTCAAAACCAAGTGGTGTTTCCCGTCCTAATATAAGATAAGTTCTCTCAACTTTTTTATCCTCCTGATATTTATATATGAATAAATGTAAATAGTGAAGGAGTGCTAATATGAAAAAACCATTAGTTGAAAACTTGTTTGGTAAAATAATGGGTAGATTGTTAAAAGGACAAGCCAAAAAGGTTATTAAATTACTACAAGCTGACCCAGAATTAGCCAGATTAGCAAAACAGACAGATAAATCTGCACAAGAGTTAAAAAAGGCTATAGCAAAAGCAGATAAATCCAGAAAAGATAGAATGAAGAAACTTGGAATATAGGAATAGATAATGCCAGTAAATCCAACAAATAAAGATGCAAAAGCTAGATTAGCAACAGAGAAAAAGATTACTCAAGAACAGGCTAAGCAGAATAAGTTTGCAGAAGGATTCAGAGATATCCAAAAAGAGATAAAAGATTCTATACACAATATGACATTATCTCAACAGAAATCTTTTAGAACCATTATGGGAACAAAAGATATAATGACAGCTATTAATGAAAATTTATTGATAGCCGAAAGAGTTGGTGGTGCAGAAGCAGATTCAAGAAAAAATATAGCAAAATGGATGAAAGAAGGAGTTACATTAGGTGCACAATCTTTAACTGATGTATCAAAACACGCAGAATTACAAGAATTAATGGAAAAAATTGAAGAAGAAAAAATAAGAAATATTAGTAAATATAGAGGAAAAAATGCTGAGATAGCAACAGATTTAAATAATCAATTAGATATAGCCAAAAAACAAATTACGACTGCACAAGATTTTGCCGCAGAACTAAAAAGGAGAAACGACTTAACAAAAACTGGAACTGATATGATGATGAGTTCGTTTGATGCTGTTAAAAATAAAATTGAAAGTTTTCCAGGAGGACAACTAATTTCAGATGCTTTACAACTTGATGTAGTTGGAGAACAATTAAAAAAATCAATAGGTGATAACTTAGCAAAAATGATGGACCCAGGAGAAGGTCCTGATAGGTTTGCCAAAGGATTTCAAAGTATAGGTAAGGCTGGTTCTCAAGCATTTGCTAAATTAGGAACAGGTATCAATATGTTAACCGCTCAAATGGCAGCAAATCCAATTCTATTGGCTATCATAGCAGCAACAGTAGCAATAGTAGCTATGATTAAAGTTGTTCAAATGGGAATAGATAGATTTAAAGCACTTGATGCGGCCGCACAAGATTTTAGAACAACTACTGGAATGATGAAGAGTCAAACAGAAGGTTTGGATAATGTGTTATTAAAGGTTAATGAAAAATATCGTGATTCTGGGGTAACAATAGAAAAGGCAGGAGAAGCGGCTAAATCACTTCACGAACAATTTGGTAGAATGAAAGAAGTTACAGAAGATACTGTTGGGGCTATTTCATTAATGTCTGCAAACTTTGGAATTGCAGAAAAAGATTCAGCAGGAGCTATGAGAAATCTAATGGTGATGGGTGATTTATCATCTGAAGCGGCACTTAATTTACAGGCTGGAGCTATTCATCTATCTGAAGCTGCTGGAGTCGCACCAGCGGAAGTAATGGCTGATATAGCAGATAATGCTGGTAAAGCTTCTAAATACTTTGGGGGTAATACAAAGGCACTTATAAAATCAGCTGTATATGCAAGAAGACTTGGACTTGAAATGAGTGATATGACAAGTATGGCAGATAATCTGTTAGATTTTGAAAGTTCAATTAATGCACAAATGGAAGCTAGTGTATTATTAGGAAAACAATTAAATTTTGATAAAGCAAGACAATTAGCACTTGAAG